AATTAAATGCGTTGAGAAAAAAGATATTTATCCTTTCCAGGCCGAAGCTTGTTTAATGAAAACTGTAACGGCTAGAAGAACAGAGGAGACGTGTAAATTCCGTTGGTCAATGGTTAATAAAGATGAAACATTAATCACATTGCCTGCGAGTATAACCAAGTCTAGAAAAGTTGAATATATAGATATTACTCCACCCGTTAAAAGAGTTATTGATATGCTCAAAGAAAAATTAAAAGGTGAATATCAAAAATATAGATTTGTTGATTGGATGTTTCCTACAACCAGGATTAATTCAAAAAGGCTGCACGAAGATAAATATGTCAGATCTGATCAATGTAGAATAAAAAATATTAGAGGTATTTGGAATAGCATTAGAAAAGATACAGGAATATTCGGATCACCAACAATGATTAGAACAACTGTTATTTCTATTTACAAATTAGAACTTGGAACAACTTCGAAAGCACGAGTTTTATCGGGACACGAACAAGACTCAACGCTTGATATTCATTACGATAAACACACAACACAGCAGAGGAGAGAATATGCAAACAAAGTCGCAAACGTTGTTGACTTCGCAAAAGTATCAAACGAATAATGATCCAGAGGTGTTTGATCCTTATAAGGCTTTCAGCCCAATGGATCTGTCACCAATAAAAGATTTCTGTATTAACTGTGAGTCTTCACAAAAGATAATTGGAACTATAACATTGGGTCAAAGATCTGGCCCCATTTGTGTAAAGTGTTTTAAAGCAAATCAGAAATAATATATAACTGCTCTTTGATATGAGCAGAAAACCAGGGCAGCCAAAAATCTCTGAAGATATTGAAGTAGCAATTTTTATAAAGGTTGTTCAATACGTTAATAGATACAACATAGCTCCAATGAGAGCTTGGAGAAAGATCACCGAACTAAAACATTTTCCTGAAGTAATTAAAAAATTTCACGGTAATAAAAGATCAGTTATGACTAATGACTATATTGATCGATTGAGATTTGACCACCAAACACACACAAACTTTTATAAAAAACATATTAGCAAATGGATTAAATTACGAACTTCTGGCATTATGCAGATAGCTAATAGAGATCTCTTCAAAAAGTATCCTAGAATTGTTAACTACCTTAAAAAGTAGATAATACCTGAACCTATAAAAATTTATAGAAAGTCATAGATCTAGCGAATGAACGTTAGATTTAATTCAGACAAAACACTCGTTAAAGCAAGTGAGCTTTATAACAATATGAGTATCTCTAAAGCAAAACACTCGTTAAAGCAAGTGAGCTTTATAACAATATGAGTATCTCTAAAGCTCAATTCTATCGTTTCATAAATAAGTGGATCATCAACGGAGTTAGCCTNGCAGAAATGGGTAANGTTAAAGTTGGAAAATTNGTTTTNTGGGACGGACAAAAGTTTCTGGATTGTCTTATCAAATATGANAACGAAACAACTCCTAAATATGATTATGAACATCAAGATCAAAANTTAGCGATCGCAATAGTTAGGANACAAAATGANAAATAGTATTGAAAAAGAAATGCCTGGAAAAGGTGATCTATCAGAAAAAGAGCAGCTAATTAAACTAGCCTCTGAAAGTGCAGCCGAAGAAAAAGAATTATCCGACTTTATGGATATGAAATACGAAATGGCTCTGGAGAAATATCTAAAGGAAAATCCAGGTAAGACAGAAGAAGATTATATCAATGCAATACGTAGGATCAGCCTTGAGTCAGGTGGAAAAGTTGTAGATCTAAATAAATATAGAAAAGAAAAAGATATAAAAATTAAAGAACTAGATCTAGCGTCTATGTTCACACCAGACAGAACTTTAAGCTCTTTAAGTGACAAGGAAAGAGACGCAGTTAACACATTATTAAAACTGACCTTTGGAAAAAAAGATTAATGAAAACTTATAGAGATAAAAACGGATTTGAAGTTAGACCAGGAGAGAATTGGAATGATCAAAAATCAGATGAAACTTTAAAATATATGACAGACCCTAATAGAAAAATTGGCAGCAGTCCTAAACCTAAAAAAAAACAACCAGATCTTTTAAGAAATATGCTGATTGAAGAAATGAAGTCCAGAAGTCTTGATAGCGATGAGATCAGATATTTAATGGATACAAAAGATAGATCAGAAGTACCTTTAGCAACTCCAGAACAAGTTGGAAAATTAGCAGAGAGACTTGAGCGTAATAGACAGATGACAGGAGCTGCACCTACTAAATTAAAAGACCTTGAAGCCAGATTTAAAAAACCTAAACCATTTGTTAAAGTAAAAAATGTTGCTCCTATTCCTGTTGAAATACCAAGAGTGGAGGTTCAAAGAGCTGCACCAATAATAAGAACACCAGAAGAAATAGCTGCTGAAAATAATTTCAATCAGATGTTGAGAGAACACAAAGAAAATAAACTTAAAGATCTAAATAGTGGTCTTGGAGGTCTCATTAATCCAGGAAAAAAAAGATATGTCTAAAATTTCAGAGCAAGACAGAGCATTGATGATCAAACATTTAAGAGAGATATCAAAACTATCTATGAAAGCTAATATCAAACATCACACAGTTGTAGAAAAGCATATCTCACACTCGATTGATCTAGCAAGATTTATGAAAGAGGACAGAGCTAAAATTGAAAGATTAAACAACGTAATTGATATCAAACAACGTGAAATAGATGAGCTAAACAAACAAAATACAGATCTATTATGGGACTTATCAAAACTCCAATTTGATATGGGAAAAATCGAAAAAGAAAAAGAAGTAGACGAAATAAGAAGTGCCCAGGTTCAAAAAAAACTATCAGAACATTTTAAAACAGAAAGCACGGACAACTAAATGAACAATAAATATACATCAATCGCAATAAAAAAAGATCTACGAGAGAAGTTGAGAGATCTATCAGTAACAATAGTCAAAGGAACTAAATTATCTGTCCCACAAACTATAGAAATTTTATCAAATAAAAATCTTGAGCAAGAGCAAACTAAACCAAAGGATATTACTATATGGAACAAACAGAAGTTATAGAACAATTCAAAGAAAGATTTTTCGCATTAAACGGAAGTCAGGCTAGCTTAAAAAAAGAGCAGCCATTAGTAGGTAAAAGAAAATTTGATTACAAAAGAATTTTTAATGAGCTTACTTATCAAAATTATAGCAATCATTTAAAAACAGAAGTTGGTCTAGTACCAATTCCAATAATTGATAAGGATAAATGTTTCTGGGGTGCAATAGATATTGATATCTATGATTTAACTTTAGATCAGCAGATAGAAATTATAAACGCTGCAGAAGAATATAAATTAGTTGCAGCCTGGTCAGAGAGTAAAGGACTTCATTTATACTGCCAATCAAATAAAAAAATTTTAGCTAAAGGAATGAGAAACTATCTCTTATCGGTAGCAGCTAAACTACCACATTTAAAAACTATTCCAGAAGTATTCCCAAAACAAACTGAAATTAAAGAAGGTCAAATTGGTAATGGAATTAAACTTCCATATAGAAACTACTTTAATTCAGAAAACCGATTAACTTCAACTGGAATTATCATTAGAGACAATAGTATTATTCAAATTAAACCAGAGATCTTTATTAAAAGACTTGAAGAAAATGAACTAGAGGAAGATGTATTTAAGAAATTTTATGCAGATGACATAGTTAATCCAATAGAAGAGATACCAGATAATTTTGATCTTGGGTCAATGAATGATCCAGAAATAAAAAAATTAACTGCAAAAGAAATCCTAGCCAAAATTAAAAAGGAAAAAATGAGCCTTGATGATGAGAGCAGCTATTTTGATGATCTAGTCACTTTAGCCATTGGGAAAATGGTTGGTAGCAGAACTCAATCAGATCAAGCTATTATGGAGTCTTGTTTAAAGTTAGATTTAGAAAATACAGGAACAACTCCTGATTATTTTAGATCTAAATTAGATAGAGCTAGAGTTAAATTAGGAATAGATGATCCAGGAATTGCAAAAGAGAAGATTGTAAAGAACGTTGTTTATCTAAAAGAAACAGATCGTTTTTATGATATGCAAACTAAAAATGATTATCCAAAGGCAGCAATCAATCACACTTATGGGATTTACTTCGGTAAGAATGAAAGTGCAGCAACATTTTTGCAGAAACACCCACACGGACTAGTAGTAGAAAATTGGTTATATGATCCGAAACAATACGATAAGGACAAACCAATTATTGAAGTAGACGGAAACAAATACTTAAATTCTTATCAACCACACAACCTTGTGGCTGAAAAAGGAGACGTGAGCTTATTGTATGAACTTTTAAATCACGTTTTCAATAATGATAAAGATTATATTAATCACTTTTTAGATTATGTTTCTTATCCTCTAAAAAACCCTGGTGCAAAGATTAGACACGCATTAATCATTGTTAGTACTTCATATCAATTCGGAAAAGGGACTCTCTGGAGAATGATTGGAGAAATATACGGAGCTAACTCTTTAGCAATAGATGTTAGCCAGGCTTTAGATAAATCAAAAGGCTACACTCAAAAAGCTCAAATGGTTTTGATTGATGAAATGCAATCGGTTGGAGATTTTTCAGAGGGGAGATCATTATTAAATGATCTTAAAAGAATAATTACAGAAAAAGAAGTTAGCAGCAGAGAGTTATACAAAGATTATAGAATTGTTAAAACTTGTGCGAACTATATTTTATTTTCTAATAATAAAAATGCTTTAGCATTAAAACCAAACGAAGTTAGATATTGGGTTTATATTACTGAACGTCCAAGAGCTAACCAGGAGTTTTATACAAAGATCCACAAATGGTTGGATGACGGGGGAGCTAGAGCGATCCTTTATGAATTATTAAACAGAGAAATCTCACCTAAATTTGATCCAAACGCTATTGCACCAAAAACACCTTTCCTTGGTCAAATGTCAACGGCTGGTGAACACCCATTAACTGCAATAATTAGAAAAAGATTTGAGGAGAAACAAAGTCCATTTATTACAGGAGACGGCAAAGAAATTGACGTGATTGGATCTACGGAACTATTTGATTGGTTAAAGAATAATCACTTACTTGGTAGAGCTAGAATTAACGATGTTTCAAATGCTTTAGAACAAATTGGAGCTAGAAATCTTGGTCAATGCAGAATTAAAGATAGGAACATAAAGGCAGAGGATTTTATGCCAGATAATATAAATAAGCCTAACTACGTTCATAAAAAAGTATATCTAAACAAAAAACCAACTCTTTATCTGTTGAACAAACTAGATGAATTAATGCACCTAGACCCACAACAAATAGCAGATGAATATTATAAACCTATTAATACTAACGCAGAGCACACTTACTCTGGAAACTATTAATATGAAAAATAAAAGCAGACAAAACAAAGCAAGGTATCTACAGAATTTAGTTAAAGATCGGATAGTTAAAACATTTAGATTAGCTCCAGATGATGTAAGAACTTCAACAGTAGGGGAGAATGGAGAGGATATAAAGCTGCTAACAATAACGGCTAAAAGAGTATTCCCATATTCAACAGAATGTACCAACACTGAACAATACCGAGGGATCTATAAAAAATTCAAACAATCAAATGGTCATAATCATAGAACACCATTGTTGGTTATAAAGATGAATAAACAAAAACCTTTAGCAGTAATAACGCTAGATCACTTCTTTGAACTGATAGAAAAAGAAGATTAAATGTTAGCAAATATTAGCAAGTAATGTTACCCAATGTCACCCACCCCAAAATGCTATTAGTTAATTATAACAATACTTATTTAAAATATTTAATAGGGTAACATCAACTTGACTATGCTGCTAACCTGGGCAGCTCTTGAATGATGAGCTGAATTTTTTTATTTTTATTTTCTGTTTCATCACACAGTAGTTTTATCAATTAGCTTATTTAGGTTAGTAGGTTAGGCAGCTCCTATTAAACAACGATTATTTTTTTTACCTAGCCTAGACTATTAAATCGGATTCAAGGTAAGTCTTTAACCTGATAAAAATAAACAAACCTTGAAATAAATGACTCATAGCAACGTTTGAAAAAGTTTTGGAGTCGATCAAGAGGCTGCCAAATGTTACGTTTAATCCTGTTGAATTCCTATGTTTCGCCTAACCTGAATTTCCTTTGGCCGAGATTCCTGATCTGATATAATATGCTCCATTAGTAATATCGCCTGGTCTCAAAGATACGCTCATATCAAATTCTTGAGGCCAGGTTTATTATCCAAATATATTCTTTTTAATACCCATAGATTTTCTTATGCTTCTATCTCTAATGGCGTGCCAAGAAAACCAAACCGTAGTTAATTGATAAAGTGAAAAACATTCATTTTTCCTTTTTTGTGAAGTCTTACTTGTTGGATTTTCTTTATGAAATTTTTTGAAATAGTAAGTATTTGATCTTGCCATTCTCATAAAAAATTCAAATGCATCAAATACACTTGTCTCTTTCCAGAATTCATTGTCATAAAGCCAAGTTTCATATCCACCCAAATACATTGTGTGTTGAGTATCCATTTGTGAGTCTTTTGGGAATTGAGATATTTCAAATTGCATAGCTTGTAATAACTTCTTTTCATTCAAAGATTTTATCTGTCTTTCAATAACAGTGTTGTAGAGAATAGTTTTTGTGTTTTCTAAATTATCGAAGAAATTATTTGGGTGAAAATTTATATCTTTATCCATCTAGTCTAAAAGGTTATTTGGATTTCTATCTTCTATTGTATCCATAATTATATCTCTAATATTCTTGATCCAGCTTTTTCGATCTTCTTCTTTTAGCTTGTTCCATTTTTTTTTATATTTATCTATCACAGCGTCAGTTTTACTTTTTGTAAATCTATCAAACATAGTTTTTACAACTAATTGCATTTCTCTATTAGTTTCGGCGATCAATTCATATGCCTGTTTTCTATAATTGAAATCAATTGAATCTTTTCCCTCAATCATAAGCAATTCATTCATACCTTTAAGATCAGAATGTTTTTTTGATATATGATCGAAATAAAATTCTATTGAAAAGTAATTAAACAATAACTTTTCATCAGGTATCTTTTTTATAAATTTCTTTTTTTCTGCATATTCAACAATATATTCCTGACATCTTCTATGACCTAAATCTACAACAGCCATTAGAATTTTATCATCAGCTTTCATTTTAAGAATTTTAGTGACAAACATATTCACTACACCTTTTGCAAAAGAGGCACTTCTGAAAGCTTTTTTATCGAAGTTATTTTCTACAGCGTGATAGTTCCATTGCTGTTCTGCTTCTTCAATTATTAGATAATTAATAATAGCTAAATGGTCAGTTGGATTTAATTTAGTTTTGAATAAGCCAAGCATTAAATCTTATTCTCTCCTGATTTGCATTGTCCTAGGTTTATTTTTTTAATTGGATCGTAAATTTTAAGAGTTTTTCTATGTATAGGAAAAACACTATCAGTTTTAGAATAGCCTGGTGGTGGATCCCACTGCATATCATCATCAAGCATAATATAATTTTTTTTAAAATCTACATTAAAACTTTTAATGATCTCATCCTCCTTATATTTGCTATTAGGGTATTCTTCAGCAGTATATGTTCTTTGAATAATCTTTAGATAGAACGTTCCCTTATTAGTTTTGCATTCAAGATAATTTGTAGGTTTAAATAAACGCATTTCACTAGAAACTACAAATCCAACAATTAATGCTAGAACAACAAGAGAAATTTTTTCATTATTTTTCATTTACCCTCAATCTTATAATTTTTTATAGAAAACTCTGACACTTTTAATTGCCCAATGCCCAACACAAGCTCTATAATGCCACGCAAGTCCTAAATAGATTAATTGAGTAATATACCAAAAATTTTCTGCTCTATTTCTTTCTGCAGAAATAACATCAGACATCATATTTTTAGTTATGCCATATATTAATTCTCCCATTGGAGTAAAGAGTGCTTTGTAAGTATCTGCAAATTCCCATCTATCAAATCTAAACCACCATAAAATAATTAGACCTATGAGACCGACTACTAGACCAGTTATTCTTTCTTTCTTATTCTTATCCATTAATCTATACTTTTTTTAAGTGATGCAATTCTAGCCTCTACTTCTTTTAAAGCTTTATATATCTTGTCTTTTTCTTGAGCGTTTAAAGACGTACCACCAGGACTATCTGGATCTAATGCTTTCTCCGTAACGTCTGTTAAATTTCCTATTCTTGAAACTATTTGCATTATACTTTGTTCAATTGAACTCTGTATATTGCTTTCACTTCTTTTTTTTTCAATTACGTGAAGAAAGGTATTGAGTAAAGGTGTTCCCTCATTTTGTCTATCAAGAATAATGTCTAATTTAATTGCGTCCTCTAAATGAAGAACATTGTCTTTGTTTGAGCTATCTGAACATTTTCTAAAGTGTGATAAACTTTTTCCTGTTGCAGCTTTTACCTCTTCTTCTTTCAAGCTTTTCAAACTATGAGCTAAAGCTTGTTCAATGGTTCCAAA